GGTGGGTGCGGTTGTGTACAACAACCGATCTCAGCGTTGCCAGACAGATTGTTACCGCACCCGTAGCCATTATAGGAAAACCTGATTTTTCCTTGGGGCGGGGACGGTTATGGGTCGCGCATCCAGAAAGTGCAAACCCATTTGATCGGGCATTTTTACCGGCACGAAATGAAACGAATGATTGGATTGTGCGTAACGCAATACGTTTAGAAATTGATTAAACGCTCATAGTGCCGTTACCCCATAGCGGGTATGGCCTAGGGCATGGGGAATTCCCTAAACGCGTTGGGCGCGATTAGGATCAATCCCCCAATCTATCGCCCTATGATCTTACGATCCTATATATAGATATATAAGAACACCTATATAGTAAAAGACTATCGTATATATAAAACCTATAAAAAAAAATATAGATATATATAGGGAAACTAAACGCGATAACGTGCTATCTTATAAATTCCTAAACAATATATAAGGGGTTCACCATGCAAAACGTCATTCTCAAATTGGAATCTAACCCGCGCTCTCTCGCCAATTACATTGTCCTATATGGCAAGAAGAGAGCGTATTGGCACCTGAGAAATCTAGGGGCTAGCCGTTATCAGGCACTACGTTCTATTTTCTTTTCAATCTAATCATTAAGGGGCTAATTATGGATATTGCACAAGTAATCACAGATCGGATCATCGCGGAATTAGAGCAAGGTGCCGCGCCATGGGTTAAACCTTGGAAAAGCGTGCGAAACGGTAACGCTAACGGCCAGCCCTATAACCCGGCATCGGGCACGATCTACCGGGGCGCGAATTGGACGTTCTTAACGCTAATGGGTAGTACGTTCACCAGTAACGCATGGGTTACGTTGAAACAAGCCAATACCTTAGGCGGTCACGTTAAGGCCGGGGAAAAGGGCACGCCCATTGTTTTCTGGAAACCCTTGGCTGTTAAGGACAAGACTAACCCGGATCAAGTAACGCACGTGCCCATGCTTAAGCATTATTACGTGTTTAATGTAGATCAATGCGAAGATCTAGCCCTACCGGTACGCGAGTCACTTGCACCTGAAACATGGGAACCATGCGAAAAGGCCCAATCCCTAACCGATTCCCTTGCACTCGCTGGCGGCCTACACCATGGCGGAAACGAGGCGTTTTTTCGGCCTAGTAATGATTCGATTCACATGCCTGAAAAGGGGCAATTCAAGAATCGAGAGTCTTACTATGCGACTCTCTTACATGAAACCATTCACGCTACGGGCCATGAATCACGTCTTAAACGTCTAACCCCGGCCCGGTTCGGTTCGGAGAATTACGCCTACGAGGAATTAGTCGCGGAATTGGGCGCGGCAATGCTTTGCGCTCATTGTGGCCTTGACGGTGACCTACGCCATGCGGCCTATATTGAATCGTGGCTCAAGGCCCTAAAAAATGACAAGAAATTCATTATTAGCGCGGCAGGTAAGGCCCAGTCCGCCATGGATTACCTAGTCAAGGGTAAGCAGGCGGAGTCAATCGAGGAAATGCCCCTAGCGGCCTAGTTTCCGGCCTTTTATCCCTTGGCCCAGTGCTAGGGGATAACGGGCCGGGAATTACCCCGGCATATCCTAAAAGGGGTTTTCAATGATTGATTTAATCTTGCCTGAATTGATTGACCAAACGCGAAAAGAAAAATTTGATCCTAAGTATTGGGATCAAGTAAGCGACTCCGAAGTTTTAGGGGTGATTCTTGCCAACCATTTCAAATGGGATGCTAACGCTTGTTTTGATACTCTAACCTATGCTCTCGAAGATTCTAACTATCACAGTGCCAACCGAGCGCTAACCGATACTTGGAAACGATTGAATAGCGATTAAACGCGATTAAAAGGCCCTATACGGGCCTTTTTTCTTATCCCCTAGGGGCTAGCCTAGGCCATGCCCTAGCGCAGGCACCATGGCCCGATATGGCCCGTCACCATATATGCCTATGCACTGCTTGCGCGTAAGGCTCCAATTCTTCTTGATTGCTGGCTCTCCAAAAATAAGATTGCATTTTCTATTGCAAAAAAATCAGGATTTGGTTTTTAGGGCATTGCACTTTGCGTTTGCCATTAATTTAAGATTTAGGATTTCACACGTACACGCACCCCGCCTGCTGATCCGTTGGACAGCGGCGGTGCGAGTCCCAAAGTTATCCACAGCCCCGTGCCAACCTATAGGCTATATGTTTTGTTATCTAGGTAAGGGCGTATATTCTACGTCCTATATTTATAATATATGTCCTATAGTATACGCCCGTAATAAGTACATATATGCTATATCCCAACCAAGTTATCCACAGGTTATCCACAAGGTTATCCACAACTCAAATAAGTTATCCACAGAGTTATCCACAGATATTTTTAGTTATCCACAGCATATTTTCATATCGTGGTATCAAGTGACTTGACAAACTGTATAGAACGTGTATAATAGTGAATGAGAGTGAAGACTCTCATCGTTCTTTAACAATCCTAATCATGGAGGTACTCAATGGGTACAAACTATTGCGGCATCGTTTTTGTTGGTGGCGGTTCATCTTGGGCTTACAACTCAGACAGGGATGAAGCGGTCAAGAGGGCAGTCAAACAGGCTAAGAGAGACTGGAAAGACCTGCACTCATTCGGAGAGACGATTAAGGTGGTTCTGATCGACATGACCAACCGTAACGGCTGGTATGCAGACCACAGTGGAATCTTCGAACATGACACCAATCAAGAAATCACCGACTTTGAGGTGATCACCTTAAAGCACTAATCTATGGGGGGCGAAAGCCCCCCTTTTTATTTCCCGCTTGACAACAGACAAACATGGGTATACGGTTCATATCGTGTAGACGTTTACACAACCCTAATCAATGGAGGATGATATGAACATTCAACGTGAATACACGATTCAAGAGGCGATGGAAGTCGCATTAAACAGTTTAGTATTGGAACGCCAATTGGCTGAACGGCTCTACCGTATTCGTCAAGAGGCTAGAGAGGTAGCAGACCTATTAACCAAGGCCAAGGAACGCAGGCTACAACTAGACCAAGCATCACATTTAGACTAATCAATCAGGGGGCTGATATGAAAGACATTGATCCAATGTTGTTTGACGTTGGCAGTCATGTAGTGCAGATGAACAAGTTAATGACTGACCTGAACCGGCTTTGCCGCAATGCCTACAAACCAAACTGGGAGGACATTGACGGGGTTGCCACTGAGTTACGGCACCACTGCTCGATGATCCAGCGCATCGTAGATGAGGTGGCCCGATGAACCAGATGGATTGGTGGATAAGATCAGGGCAGGCCGCAGAGACAGCGCAAGAACTGGCGTGGTTTGTGGTGCTGGTCTTTGTCCTGATAGGCTTTATTGCTTGGAGGGACAAATGATCAAGATTCGCTGTTGGGCACTGCAAGACAAGCGGGGCAGGTTCGTTCAACGACCCGACCTCTTGCACTACCAATTTGTCATACCATTCAAAACTATGACTTTCAGGACTAGGAAAGATGCTCAGACGTTCTTGGATACCGATGCCTACTGGTTTGCCAAGGCCAAGCCAGTGCGGGTAATCATCAGAGTAGAGGAGTCACTATGAACTGGCTCATCGAGTTATTTATGTTGTTGGCTGTCGTTGTAGCCATTGGCATTTACATTGGATATGGAGATGACCGATGACACCGATAGTCATAGCAACCAAGGGCAGCAAGAGCATCAACGTACTCCTAGAATCAATATGGATGTACGTGCCAAGGGAAGTAACCACTTACGTGTACGGTAAGTGGGACTCCCTAGATAAGCAGGATTGGGTGCATTACTTAGGGGAAAACGATAAGACTAATTTCGGAGATTCGTTCAACCATGCCATAACCCAAGCGTTTCTCGATGGGCATGAGACTGTAATCATGGCTAACGATGACGTTGTACTTGATCCCAACACCTACTGGCTGCTTTGCCATGACAGGGTGTTACTCAAGCAGCAGGGGCACAAGGTGGGCTTTCTATCGGCTCGCAGTAACATGGCCTCAATGCCTCAGAATATCCGCGCCAAGCAAGAAAACGATACGTGGGCAGGCATGAAGTGGGCAAGCGAGGAGACAATCCAGCAGGTAGAGTGGACTGCACCCTTGTTTGCTAGCGTGGATCGAGAAGGGTTTCCGGGCTTTCCTCCTACTAACTTTTATAGTGATAACGTGGCCTGCTATGACATGGCTCAGGAGGGCTTCAAACACTTCAACAGCCGCGCCTATGTTCACCACGTAGGATCAAGCACGATTGGGCGTGGCTTTGGTGCTGACAGTAAAAACACTATGGAAGCCGAGGATTGGCTTAAACTTAATAGACCGATATTGCATAAACGATATTTTTGTAGTAACGTGTAACTTCGCTATCTTAATTTGGGGGCTGATATGGCATTAAGCGAAAAAGACCTTGCCGTGCGCGACAAGGCAATTTGGAGCAGTGACGCAGGCATGATCGCTGAAGGTAAGGGCGGTGAAGTCTACCTGCAAAAGGTTGGGCAGAAGGATGCACCTGATCTCTCAGACGTAGAACCCGTACAGATGGGCTTGCTTATGCAAGAACCTATTATGCGGATCGCTGCTGGCAGGTGGGGTTGGGAGTTCAAAGACGCAGACTACACCCTGCACCATTCAAAGCATAACTGGATGGCCTCACACTTTGACTACATCTCTACCGATGGCAAGACTCTCTACGAGGTCAAGAACCTTGGCCTACACCAGCGCAAGAAGTATGGCGATGATGGCACGGAGATGGTTTCTGAGAAGTACCGCGCCCAATGTCTGCACGAGCAGATAGTCCATGAGGGGGTGCAGAACATCGTTTTGGTTGTTCTCTTTGGCGGTCAGGAGTTATGCCACTTTCCGCAAAACTTTACACAACTAGAAGCCGAGGCTCATATTCGGGCTATGGCTGAGTTCTGGGCGCAGGTGCAGACCCGCAACTGGAACCCAGTGACGATGGCTGACGCAACCAAAGACCTATACAAGGTTGACGATGGCTCAGACATGGTGGCTAACGCTGCGCTTGAATTGGCCTGCCAGCAGTTAGGGCAGATCAAGGCCAAGATGAAAGAGTACGAGGAGGCTGAAGAAGGCTTAAAGCAAATGATCCAAGCGGCTATGCAATCGAAGGCTACGCTGAAGGCTTTCGATGGCTCAATCCTTGCCACGTGGAAGTCTAGCAAGTCTAGCAAGCGATTTAACGCTGAATTGTTGAAGCAGGCATTGCCTGAAACTTATGAGAAGTTTGTAACTGAGCAGCCGGGAAGTCGGCGTTTTCTAATCAAGTAAGGGGCTAATATGAGTAACGTAATCAGTATGCCGAAGGGTGAAGTCGCTGTTATTGATCCAGCGATCATTGAATCAATTGTCACAAAAGGGGACTTGTCGGGGCTAAACCAAGTTCAGAAGGTGCAGTACTACAACTACCGCTGCAAGCAGATTGGCCTTGATCCAAGTGCCAAACCGTTTGACCTGCTGAACCTTTCCGGGAAACAGGTGTTATATGCCAATTCAGGAGCCACGCAACAACTCTGTAACCTCCACAAACTGTCAACTCAAATTACGAATAAAGAACGGGTGGATGATATTTACGTTGTCTCAGTCAGAGTTACCGGGGCTGATGGACGCTCTAGCGAAAATCAAGGGGCTGTTAGCATTGGAAACCTCAAGGGAGATGCACTTGCTAACGCAGTGCTTAAATGCACTACCAAAGCAATACGCCGATCAGTGCTTGCTCACTGTGGACTTGGGATGCTGGACGAAACCGAAGTCGAAACAATCCCTAATGCCCATAAGGAAAATATCGTAATACCACAGGCAGAGCCAATCCCTACGGTCATTGAAGAGCCGCAGGGTGATTGGGCCTTATTGCTACCCGGATCAGATGAGCCATATTCCTACCACGCAAACGAAGATGATTATCTAGCCGCCTTTGAGAAGATGGGCATTAAGATTTTGGATTCCAAGAAACTATCTGGTGAGGAGAAGGTGCAAAAGATTAGTGATCTTATCTCTGCCAACGAATCCACTCAGAGCCTTCTAAATGGTGTACACGTAGAGATAGCAGACAGAATCACAGCGGGTTTACTCAAGGCAGCGAGTGACGCACTCCCAAAGTAATTAGGCCAATCTTGGAGCAGGTAGCAAGTAACACAAAGCGCACACAAAACGGAGAGATTTTGAATTATTTAAGCAAGGGTAATAGCCTAACCGCGATGAACGCTTTGAGTTTATTTGGCTGTGCAAGGTTGGCAGCAAGGATCGATGACCTGCGTAAAGCAGGGCATAACATAATCACGGAAGATGTAAAACAAAACGGCAAGATGTTTGCACGTTATCATTTGGCGAAAGGAAAGTAGATGGCATACGAAGAGCGCAAACCGGGTACTGGCGTACTATTCACCAACACTAAAAAAGCAGAAGGTGGAGCAGGGCCAGATTGGAAGGGGGAGTTAAAATTAGAACGTGCCTATGCAGCAGGCGAGACAGTCAAGATTGCTGCATGGACTAAGCAGTCTGGACGGGGGCCACTAATCTCCCTGAAGGAAGATAACTGGAAGCCCGATCCCGGCTACAAGCAGAACGTGCAACCAGTTCCGAGCAAGTCGATGGATGACTTGGATGACGATGTACCTTTTTAAGGGGAAAACCATGAAAAAAGTTATTGCTGCTGTATTTGGATTGACGTTTGCAACTGCCGTGTATGCTAACTGCACAACTCACACCATCAATTCTGGTGGCAAACTGATTATGTGTACGACATGCTGCTACAACGGTAACTGCAACACAACCTGCTTCTAATGGGTAAACTACAGCGACAGCGCGGGGCGCAGTACGAAAGAGATATAGTCAATGATCTGTACATGATCCTTGGCTATAAGACACGGCGCAACCTAGTACAGTATCAGGAGGCTGGCGAGGGTGACATTATCCTTGAGCAGTTCGTGATCGAGTGTAAGCGCCGCCGCAAAATCGCTGTATATGAGTTTATGAAGCAGGCAGAGGCATCATGTAAGGAGGGGCAGACTCCCATCGTAGTGATGAGGGCTGATGGCGAGAAGTCATTGGCCTTAGTCAGGTGGGAGGATATGCTCAAGTTTTTAGGAAATGAATTACCCCCCGCACAGCCAGAGGTGCATCCGTCCGCAAAAGACGGTGATTAGGACGTTGCCGAGGGGCAACGATTCTGGCACCCCTCACTAATTGGAGATAGCATGGAAGAGCAAAAACATAAAATTTTTTTGGCAACGCCGATGTATGGCGGTAACTGTACTGGAGTCTTTGTTCAGTCATTGTTAGATATGTCTGGCGTATTCAGTAGCAAGAACATAAGACTTACGTGCGCTTTCATGTTCAACGAAAGCCTGATTACACGGGCACGGAACAACTTGGTCAATCAGTTCTTAGAGACTGACAACACGCACCTATTGTTCATTGACGCAGACCAGCAGTGGAGAGGCTCAGACATTTACCATATGCTGATGGCTGACAAGGAGATCATTGTCGGTATCTGCCCGAAGAAAGAGATCAACTGGTCAACCGTGAAAGAGGCTGCACTACGAGGTGAGGCTGATCTATCGAAGTTCACGGGTTCATTTGTAGTAAACCTACTAGACGGTTCAGCCAGTATCTCAGTGCCTCAGAACCAGCCATTTGAAGTGGCAGCGGGTGGCACTGGCATTATGCTAATTAAGCGTGAAGTTTTTGAGAAGATGATTGAACACACACCGATATTCAGAAACGATATGAGTCATATGCCCGGAGGCAAGCCTGTCTACAGGTTTTTTACGGAAAGCATAGACCCTGAAAGCCAACGTCTTCTGAGTGAAGATTATCACTTTTGTCATCAATGGCGCAAACATGGTGGCAAGGTATGGGCAGCGCCTTGGTGCAAGATTGGACACTTTGGCACTTACAACTTTTCAGGACAATTAGTAGAGACACCGGAGCCAAAGAATGACTACATTACAAGATGACGATGATGACCGTCAAAGGTGGGAGCATGAGGTTGGGGATGAACCGAAATGGGTTGTCGATATGTGCCAATTGCCTTGGGCTGTTATGTCGCGCAGGGATGGCAGTCTTGAGATCATTACTGAGAATGATCGCGTGATCTGCAAGATGGTGGATGGTACGGCAGAGGAACGTGCGCTAATCGCAGGCGTAATCTGCGATCAGGTAAACAGACTTAAATAAAAAAACCCCCGGCACTAGACCGGGGGGTTCAAGCCTGCCGGGAAGGTAAGGCAGGGAAGGAGAGATTAGCGTGGTTTACGTGCGGTCTTAGCGGATCGCACGAAAGCCTCGCGTGTTGGGTAGCCCTTCTGTCCGGGCTTCTTTGGAGTCTTGCCTTCTTTACGGCGTTTGTTAATGTTGTAATACAGTCCTTTGGCTTTCATCTACACCCCCATCGTTTACGTGCGGCTCTGCCGCGTTCACCTTTCCAGTTACGGCTTCTAGCACAGAACGACTTGTGCCTACCGCTACTGGTATCTTTGGTTGGAGCCTTGAGATCACTTCCGGTTTCCCGGTTGTACTTGGCCCTTCCCTTTGCAGTCAAGCCAGCACCACGGCTGACAGGTAACTTCTCGCCCCGGCTGATGGCTAGTGACACGTTCTTTTTAGGCATAGTTCCGTGTACCTTGCTTATCAATAATTAGCGCTTGGCGGCGCGGTTCCTCTCCCGGCGCTGATACCGCGAGATGTACCCATCTATCAAATTCTCTAATGACCTGCTTATACGGTATATCCGAAGCCATAATCTGTCGGACAACTTCATCGGGGGTTCCAAAAGACGGGCAAATGAAGTCAACCGCCAAACCCTTACAGTGGTCAGAAGTCGGTTTGCTACCCAGTTTCTCATTGACCGCAGGGCTACGATAGCCGCTTGAAACCGTGATTGGTTTGTTGCCAAGTAGCGTCCTTACCTCTTGAAGAGTTGCCGCAAGGTGTTTAAGATTTTCGATAATTTCTGCCGAAGGCGTGTTATCAATTCCATGTCTGTCTGCCGTTTCTGAGGAAGTTAGTTCCTCTAAAGTGAAGTTAGGACTTAGGTTCACTCTTAGCCCTCATGTCCATGATCTTTTCAAGAGTGCGCCCACCAAAGTAAAAAGACATAACTAGCATCCCCCACTGACCTAATAGCGATACAAAGTTATCAGATATGTCTAATCCCATAGCATCCATTACAGCCAATGCTAGGTATGCTGTCAGGATGTAAACCAGAGTCATAGGCCGGATATTCTTTGACATCCATGAGTCTGACCCCATGTCGGCAGATAGGCGCTTGCTCAGTTCTTGGGCTTCCACGTTATCAGCCTGCAACTCAGCAAGCCTACCTTCTTGCTGCACCTTGATAAGTTCAGCCTGTGCCTTGGCTCTAGCCTCTGGATCAGGTATGACCTTATCCAGTACCTTCATGCCAACATCGAATAGCGCAGCGAATGGGATCATTTGCCTTCCTTCATCGAAACAATGTCATGGCCTTTGGCAACCGTTACCTTGCCATCCACAACATCTACCCGCATTGGAGGTTCTCTCTGGTCTAAACGCTGGATCAATCCCTCGATGACCTTAAACTCAGGCTTCTCTTCTTTGACCGCAGTGCCAGCAATGCCGTTCATTAGGTTGATGAGCGCTACTAGAGCGCCACCAATCATTGTCATCACGGCTGTAATTGCCGACTCGGACAGGAAGTAACTAGAACCTACGCCAATCAATACGATTAGCGTAATATAGAAGAGGCCAAATCTACCAATCGATTTGCCTGCTACTTCTTTAGCGTTTTCATATTGTTTTGTTTCCATTACAATCCTTCTCCGGGAGTGATGTACAACTCAGCGTTATTGTGTGGTGCAATAATCCTTGCATACACAGTTTTTGTAGGGCTGACCTGCGGCCCCGTAAATGTCTTCTCAGCGTAAGGCGCTATGGCTACAACAGCGGCACCATTGGTGCTTGGTATCGCCGCTGTAATGTTGACGTTATCCCCATAAGCAACGAAGACAGGATTGTTCTTGTCCGGGTTAAACACAAAATATTGGTTTACTGGACTTACGGCAGTAATAGCAACTACGTTGCCTTGCGTGTTAGCGGATGATGCGGTTGCAACAACGCAATTACCCATCGGTTGAAATGGAATGTTATTAGCCATTAAGAGATTCCTTCTCCCGGCGTGATGTAGATCACCCCGTTAGCGTCTTGAGAGATAACGGAGATAAACACCGTTCTATCAGCGCTAGTCTGTTGGGAGGTAACGACTGCGGTTTGCCCGTTGGCAAGCCATAGTCCCGGCTGGCTAGTAGTCATAGTCGGCAATACGGCAGTTACGTTGGATTCCGACAGCAAAACAAATGCTGTGGTGTTCCCAGACGTAATACGGTATTGGTTGCTAGGAGCGTTACCAGTAACACTCTTGCTTACCGCCGTATTAGACGTGGTTGTTACGACTACGAAGGTATTCCCAGTAGCCTGAAACGCTATGTTGTTAGCCATTTAGATAATCCTTTTGCCTCCGGCGTTACCCGGCTTAGACGTTGGGGACAGTTTCGTGCTGCCGGAACCAGAGTAATCAAAGATTCCTACAAAGCCACCCGGATTGGTGCGAGTAGGCTGCATATGCCCACAAGCGTCCGTGATGACCGCTGGGCGATAAGGCTCACCGGCTGGCCCTTTTTTGTACTCGCCGTTGCCGTTGCCTTTACCGTTCATGTAAACGCTAGTTTTGCTGATCTTTAGTTTCATTTTTAATCCTCTCAATGTTAATGCAAGGTAAAAAGACGCACACTGCAAAAAATGCAGCCATCGCCATACGTTCCCAAGAAGGCTCTTGCATCGTCCACAGAGCCAGTCCAAAACTCATCCCCATAGATAAGATGGTCAATAACCGCATAGATATTACTTCCATCGTTATCCGTAGAATCTTCAACAACATTCCTTCCGACATAATTACTCTCCTTCTTCATCGTTATAAAAACCCTTACCCCACTCGTCATCTGAAATCTTTTGTTTGATTTGTTCCAGTTTGAGAGCGCGGTCTAATACTTTAGTCTTGTCGGTCAAAGAGGCGGTAGTGTCACTCATTACTTGACGCAGTAATGTGCTGACTGCTTCCTCTAATTCCGGGTTCAGCCCCTTTTGTTTCTTGCTCATCTATCCATTTTCCGCTTGGAACGGTTCATCTTTTTTGGCTCCAAAGGACGCATACCACGCGCTCTCATGGCATCTTCTGAGCCAGTAGTCTCATTAGCAGAATTACGTGCGGCAGAACGATCAGCCTGACGCTTTTCCATCTGAGTCATTTCTTGGTAATTCTTGTTCATTTGCGTTTGCTCTTTCTGGCGCTGGCATATGCAGCAGCAGCAGCCTGTTTCATTGCGGCACGTTTACTAGACGGACGGGAAGTGCCGAGTTTTCCAGTACGCTTAAACTTACTTACCATCTCACCAATATTGGTAGAGATAGTCTTTTTGCCAGAACCTTTCATTAAGGGCATTATTGGCCTCCTAAAAATGGTTGGGTAAAAGATAAACCTAGCGATTCCATAAGCCTAGAGGAGGCAGCACCAGCCGTTCCAGTAACCGCATTACGAATGGCTGAAGTGATTGCCATAGCACGGCGCTCAGGAGCCACTGACATTTCTACCAAACGCACCTGATCGGCAATCTGTTTGGCTTGTTTAGCGTCAATCAATTTGGTATCTAACAAGGCAGGCTGGATCAAACGGCGGTAGGTATCAGCCATTTCTTGTGGATTGACACGGCTAAGACTAATCCGTACACCTTCCAAAAATTGACTTTGTATTTCTGGATCAGACTTAATGACCGGGGCAGCAGCACGTAACCTATCGGTATTACCGGCACGTACCAATTCGTCAAAAGCCTTTGCCGGGTCTTTTCCAAGGCTAGATAGCAACTTAGCCTTTGCCGATGCTGCGGCCTGCGTTTCTCTTGCGGCAGTTCTTGCCTCAGCACTTAGTGCTGCACCGGGGCGTTCAAGCGCAGCGGCTTCTTTCTCCGCGCCTTTGACTATCTGGCCTGCTCGTTTTTGAGCAAGTTCAGGAATCTTAGGAATCTCAGTCTTTAGTGCTTTGGCTACAGCCTCAGTCCTAGGGATACGGCGTTCTGCAAAGCCTAAAGATTCTAAATAGCGGTTCACTGAGCCTTGCAGCGCTGGAAACTCAACCAGCCAATCCCGATTAGCCAATTCCCAATTAGACGCTGCCTGTTGTGTTTTGACACCCTCTAGTTGCCGTGCAACATAAGAAGCAGCCTGTTGTTCTACAAACCGGCGATCCCCACCAGTAAGTTCAATCAAGTCCTTAACTGACTCACGATTGGTAAAGTAGTTGGCAGGCAATTCTGAGGCGTAGGTCTTAAACCTGTCCGGGTCAAACCGTTCTACAGCCGTAGCCTTTTGCCCTGCGCCACCCTTAAATACATCAAGATCACGGGATAGGTTTTCATAATTCTTGATTAACTGTTTCTTGGCTGGGGAGTATTCGCCAAGAATTGTGCTTAACTGTTTGTACAGATCACGGGCATATCCTTGACCAATAGCGCCATACCCTTCAGCCGTTGGGTTACGGAAAGCCTCACCCAATCTGCGGCGTACCGTGTCAATGGCATCGAAACCCGGAATCTTAGGAACGGCTACACCACCTACTTCCTGTGTTTCTGTACTGTCTAATGCGTTATAAACTTGTTTAAGGGCATTAACCGTGCCGGGATCACGTTCTGATTGCAACGGTTGCTTTGCGCCTTGTGCGCCAATACCAGCCTTAACTTTCAAAAAATTAAGCAAGTCTTGGTAATCTTGTCGGTTAGAAACGTAATTACCAGCAGACTGTTTGGCAGTAACTTCAGCATTTACCGCCTCTTTATCTGCCACAATTTGCGCTTCTCGTTTGGCTAAACGATCACCTTGTACCTGAGTGATCCTGTCACGTAAGGTGGTTCCTACGTCTGTAGCCTCTCTTGGCTCTCCAATCAAAGCACGGGCGCTCCCCGGAACGCGCTCGGCCTCGGCAATAACTCCACGGGTACGGCTCAATGCAGCCCTCTTGAACTTTATTTGGCGATCAATGTCTGCAAGAATATTGTTAGCCTCGTTACGCGCAGCCTGTCTAATTTCAGCAGCACGTTGCGCGTTAGTAGGCGCTAACCTTGTGGCTTCAGATTCAGCGTTAGCAATGATCTGGTCTGCCACTGATTTTCCTTCGGCTCGTAGTGCAGATGCTTCTTTTTCTAAAGCGCCAATGACCGCCTCTTGAGCAGTTCTTGCCTCACGGGCAGCAGGGCCACGCAAACGATCAGCAAAACGCTGAGTAGCGTCTTTATAGCCGCCCTCAGTAATATCTTTAATAAACTCTCTCGTGATCGGCAGGCTACGACCAGCAGCAACCAATCCGGCAGGCCCTAATATTTCCGTACCAAATCTTGCAGCCTCTTGTACTACCGGCCCTGCGCCAAGTGCTTTTGCGGTTTGAGCAGCAGTCTCTCCTGTGCCAGCAGAAAACCCGCCAGCAACGGCACCGGCAGCCCTGCGGCCTCTAGCAGCCTCGCCAGCCACCTCAAACATTGGCGCAAAAGCGCGAGTTTGCGGAAATACTCCAGCAACTTTTCCAGCGCCTTTCATAATCTCAGGCGTAAGCGCACCAAACAATCCGCCATAAGCAGCAGATTCAGGAATTTTTCTAATATCAAATCTTTGGTCTGGTTTGCTTTCTGGCTCTGAAGTTGGTTCGCTAGGCGTAGGAACTTCTTCGGCAAATAAATTTCTGCCTTTTGGTGGCTCTTGAGCCAGTAAATTGCGTCCTGTTTGTGCCATTTATTCCTCGCCTTCGATTTTGTAACCTTGGGCTTTTAACATTTGTTTAACCTGATCTACGGTTAATTTGTTTGCTTCTGCTGTTGCATCAACGTCTTCTTTGGTAGCAATTTTTTCAGTTGCAGGTTGAGACATGGATCGTGCGTATCCAAGCGACTGACCAACGGCTCTCAACTGTGGATATACCGTCATATCGGTAGTAATATCACTAATCAATCCTTCGTCAAGTGTCTTTAATTTATCTTTTAATGTTTTTGCAGAATCTCCCGGCTGAGGCACTGCACCATATTGGCGCAATTGTTCGTAGGATGTAACAGCCGTGCCAGACTCTTCTTTATATTTTTGGTTACGGAATGTTTTTGCCAGAATAGCAAACGCCCTAACATCTTCTGGTATGTTGGTTTGCAGCAATTGGTCAAGATACGGAGATTGCTCTTGGAAAAATAAATCTAATCTGTACTTATCGAGTGTTTTAGCAAAATTTTCGTCTGATAACGCCTTTTTCATTCGATCAGACACGCCTTTTAGTTTGACTCGCATTGCAAAACGGTCTGACGCAACGACACCCGGTTTTAATCCGTCTTTATTTGTTGACCTTGACAGTGCTGCTTCTGCTTGATCTCCGGCTTGAGATGCTTTATTAGCAATCTCCAAAGCCCTTTTTGGGTTGCCCATGCGTACTTGTGTTTTAATCAAGCCTTCATCGAGACTAGGTTCTAATTCTTTTAGTTTAATTCTGGCAGCATTTTTATCTGTGCCTAACAAGTCAATAATCTCTGTTAAACGGCTTTTTGCCATTTCAACATTGTTTTTCCAAGCGCCTAAATCTTTTTCAAATTGCTTTACTTCTTTGTCATACAAATCAACACGGCCTTCTCTAGCGCCTTTGGTAAATCCTTCCATGCTTTTTAATGCGGCACGGGCGCTGACACCTCCAACAAGGGTGCCAAGAATTGCAGTCATGCCAGCGAGTTCTGCTGCGGCTCCAGAATCAAATTGAGTGGGGTTAAAAAGAGGCTGTTGTGGCAAGTTTTTTTGAAAATCTTCTACTGCTTTACGTTTTTCTTTGGCAAATGTCTCTTCAACTTCCGTTTCTTTTTTTGCTTGTTGAAGTTTTAATTGTGATTCTTTAATTTTTGCGGCCTCTGTAGCAGCCGACTCTTCTCTTGCTAAAGGTTCCAATTCTTTACGCGCAATACCTGCACGACTAATAACATCCTCGCCTTTTGCAATTTTTCCAATGCTTGCAAAAGGATCGATTGGTTGATTAAGGGTTTCGGCTAGAGCCATGTTTATCCTCGCGTGTCAGGGCGGCGTGTAACTTCAGGTTGTGTAGCCATAGCGGTTTGTTGCCTTTGCGGCGCTGGTGCTTGGCTAGTAATGTCTCTACCAAGGTTTGCAAAAATGTTTGCTACGCTGTTTGATATTTCCGCATCTGCGGCAAGTTTTGCCTTAATAGCGGCTTCATCGTAAGCGTTAGCAAGGTTTAATTGCTTGAGCGCATTGTTAAGATTTGTCTCGCTTAATTGAGCGCGAGTACGTCCTAACTGACCTTCGATCATTGCCTGCTGTGTACCAGTGGTTGCGCCACGGGTAGACGCTTGCTGACGTAATCTTGCCCGTGAAGCCTCTTGAGCAGCCGCCTGTTGCGGAGTCAAGGTTCCAGACAAAGCCTGTTGCCTTAACGATTCGCCTTGTGCGCGTAAAGGCTCACCTAAGCGCCTAAACTCCGCTGCACTTTTTTCCGCCTCTCTTCTGGCACGTATTGCGTTAATTAAGGCTGGCAATGTAGTGGCACCAGTAGAGAGCATCTTCGCAACCGTAGGATACTGTCGTGCCAAATCTCTATATTGCGCCGCAGTATCTTCAATTCCTTGGGCTGCTGTTTGCAAAAATCCGGGTTGTGGTTCTTGGTAAACTGCGGCGTATTCTTCTGCTGTTGGAGCGCGACCACCGTAAAATCCACCGGGTTGCAGTTCTGCATCCGTAAGTCCAAACTCTGCTGCATACTGTGTTTGTGGTTGGTAAATAGTTGGTTTAGTTCCTGTTAAATTAGCATAAACTCTTGCTGGCAATGCTCGCTCTTGCGTTGGTTCAAGTAAAGTTGTGACCAATTGTCGACCTTGATTACTTGTAGGGCGTTCAATAATTCTTGCCGTTGGCGTTTGTCCGTAAAAACCACCTTCTTGCATTTCTACGTCACCCTGATAAGGAATTGTAGATACACCGTAGAAATTTTCATCGCCCTGAATATCTGCATCTTGAAACTCAGGCAAGCCAGTGTTGGGGTTTATATCCCCGGAGCCACCAGCATCCATGAGCATCTGAGCCTCTTCTGGCGTGATATGGGCAAGCACGGTATCCCGGCCTCGACCAAGTTGGCGTAACATCTCAGCGAGTTCACGGGCATTTCCAGAACCACCCATCCCAACTAAACTTTTCATTCCGGGCATATTAGAATCCTAAAGCGCGTCTAAGGCGCAGTGAACGGCGGTTCCATACCGCACGTTGTTCATCTTCATCACCACCGAATATCGGCTCTTTTTCCCCAAGGATGCCTTCGCCTGCTTCGCCAGTGACACGGGTAGAGATTGCAGGTGTTTCACGGGCAGCAGTAGACGCTGGCGTTTCACCCGAAACCCTTAACTGAAGCGTAGACAGATCAGAAGGCTGACGTACAACCCCTTGCGTACCGGGAGTTGGATACATCTCCTCTTCAATCTGGCGCAAGATTTGGTCTTCAGGTTCTACGCCACGCTCAGTGACAGTCTCTTTCTCACGCGGCACGGTTAGTCCAGTACCACCACCCATACCTTCGGCAGCAGATACTTCAGGGCCACGCAGTCCTTCACCGCCATACTCGCCAGCAAAAATCTCTTCAAAGTTAATATCTTCTGGCAACTCTTCTAATTCACCGCCAGCGCCTTGAGCGCCTCCCATCTCTTCTCTTGGCCTACGGGTAGTGCCAGCGGTAAGGCCATAGTCTTGTGGCCCAATACCCGGAGCGTCAGGAGCAAACAGTTGTTCACGCTCTGACCCGCTTAAATCCTGTTCAATCGCGGTCATCATGCGATCAAACTGGTCTTCCGGCATACCGACAATATCTTGTTCTGTCAGGTCTTGTTGGAATTTGCCGGGGCCAAAGCCAATATCAACCTCGTCTGTCGTAAGTTTCTTTAACTCACGGTTAAGTTCGCCAAGCAATGCGCCAGTAACAGCGGCCTCTGTGTTTCCAGTAGCAGCACCGCCAGCAGCAGCGCCTACTACTCGACCAATGGTTTCAGCGGTAGAGGGTGAAAGACCACCTTGCGTTGCACCAACTTGTTCGGCTCCTGTAATTGCTTGTGGTTCGGTTGGTGTGCCGCCAAGTCCTGTTAGTCCTTCTTTGACTTCAGCGCCTACCCCGCTTGCTATGCCGCTACTAACGGCAGACTGACCAATATCGCCACCCGTAATGGCTGCGGCTGTAGCGCCACCTGCGGCACCACCTACTACGTTAGCCAGTGTGTTTTGTAATCCTGAAGCAGAAGCCGTGGCTGCTGTGGAACCAGCAACTCTTGGTGCAACGTAAGCAGCCAGAGCCGCCTTACCAATGTCTTCAATGTCCCCACCTTGGCTTGCAGTGATCGCTGCGGCTGTAATTGGTTGGGTTACGGCAGCAATTGTTGCTGCTGAGGCTCCCATAGCAGTACCAATGGCTGAGATTGCATAGGGTGCAGCAATAGCAATGACTAGGATTTCTGGGTTTTCAACGATAACTTCAACTGTTGTTTCAACAACGTCTACTACATCCTCAACCAAATCTCCAACAGCCTCAAAAGTGTCCCCAACTAAATCCCCAATGGTTTCTAATGGGTTTGAGCCATACAAACTAATCTTGCCGACAGCATTTGGTTTGAACGCATCTGGGTGTCCGGGTACCCAACCAGACTCTATAAGTGCATATTTATTCATTTTTTCGCACCTCTAACTGGCCCCGTTTTAACCGTAACGTAGAAACTACCGTCATTCAATTGTTTTGCTTCATAGCCCATGCCCTCAATTGGAGGGTTTTCCGAAATAAACCGAAATATGTTTAGCAGTGACGCATCACTAAATTGAGTAGCCATCGTGTCAAAACCCATCTTGTGACAGGCTTTGATAAACTCCACGCTGTTTGCAAGAAAGTTTCTAGCAGTATCCGCGTTCAAGGCGCGGAACAATCCCACACCACGGTCTGCCTTGTGGATGATGAATAGAGTATTGCCTTGCCGAATGAACAATGTATTCGGCATCTGGAGTTCTGCGTTTATCATAGCGATAAAACGAGCAGTCTCCATTGGCTCTGGAGATGACCAGTTTACAATGTCAAGGATTTCCTCGACACTTAACTCTTGTTGCTGGCTATCAACTAATTGTGCCATCATGCCCCCATAGGCTCAAACACGGCGGCAGAGTAGATATTGCCCATGCCAGCCGCCAAACTTAACACTAGCCCCTTGGGTGCCTCTACAGGCTTTGACAGGTAAACGTAGTCATCCTCTGTACGATTGGGTATTTCAGGCACAAACCCATTCCTCATATTTTCTAACAATAATAGGGTTTCTAGCAAGCCCGAAGCGCCCATAGTATGCCCTATTTTTGGCTTGTAACTGGTAGCGACAAAATGGGTGTTTAGGTCTTTCAAAGCGTTCTTTTCGGCCTCATTGTTGGACTTGGTACCCGTGCCATGACTCTTTACCACGCTTATAGCCTCCGGGTCTAGCCCCTGATCCACACACCCATTGATCGCACGGATGAATCCCTGACCGCTAGGGTTCTGCCCTATGGCATTGGTACTTCTTTCTGAAGCATTGGAACTATGACGCAGTGCAGCAATTGTGTTTTCTTGGGGAGTAGCCTCAAAGATTGCCAAAACAGCGCCCTGCGCGACATGAAAACCGTAGTTTTGGCTGTCAAAAGCGCTTGGTAACACCCCTTTTTCTTCCTCTTCTGGGGTCAAAATAGCCTTTGCCTCCCCAAAAAACTCCAAAACAGAGTTGGAAACAGCATCTTCGACACTTAAAACGACTACCCGATCAAACTTTTCATACAACATCAGGTTTCTTACGTCCGTCATCACCTTCAGGCTAGACGCGCAGGCAGAAGCGTCAGTTTGGATAAGATCATGCACCCCCATCATCTGCGCCAGCCTGCCTGCATACACTTGTGTAAGCGTAAACGGTAGAAACTTGTACACGTAGGACAACTGGGTGTCCTTAATCTTGCGAGGATTGATTCCGGCAAAGTGTTGGTTGCCGCCTGCCAAAATGAACGCCTGCTTAGACTTAGGGTTTTCCCTAATATGTGAAATTATTTGGGGGGTGCAGACCATCTCGACTAAGCGGTGTGGCGCGTAGACCAATCCGGTGTCTTTTTTGGCGTATGTAGAGGGGAAAAAATGTACCTTTTGGGGAAAAATTAGGTCATCCATGAGCGTAGTTTGCTCAGTACAGGCCGTATTCCAGTAATTAAGGTAGATCATTTGACCGACTCAATAGCCGCTTCTACGCTTTCCGGCTCCTTGGTCTTATGCTGGTCAATAAATGACTTCAATTGGGTGCAATTTGTGACCTGCATGGTCTTGCCAACCTCTTCCGGCACCCCGTATATGTCGCACATATACAAGCCCACCATGAGCATATCTAGGCTGTCAAAGCCTAGTTCGTTAAACGGTGAATCCCAATCGGGTTTTTCAAGTGAGTCTTGGTGCATAGGCTTGGCTATCTTGCCTACCTCATGCACCAGCGCTAGGAAATCCATATTTAGCCCCTTATGTAACGCCTAATGCTTTAGCAATCTGTTCATGGATCAGCAGATGGCTGTTGATCCAATCATAGAAAGAATCCTCTTGGTTCCAATCCGTGTCAAGTAAATTGAACGGGTTGTCCAAGTCTAATATGGTAGCAAAAGCCTGATGCTCAATCTGGTGGATTGCCAGCCAATCGTCCAAATCCTCTACGTCAGCGTCTATCAGCGGATAGCGCGGAACCGTAAATCCAAGGTCAATTAGGCGCTCGGCAAAGGATTGGTGCTGAATACCGTTTTCAAACAGAAACTCTTTTAGCCCATCTGGATCGCCAAAGCGTACTTGGGCCAGACTCTCAAAGTTCACAGTTTGGCTACCAGCCCAATCAGCAGGTTAATTACCCACCCCATAGCGGCAATAATTGTTGCAGTTGCACCAATGCCAATAACCTCAATGCGCTTTAGCCGTGCATTGATCCCACGGTATCTTTCAGCGCAGATGATCTCATGAGCCGATAGTTTGGTTTCTACAATGTCCGTATGGGTAGGCATAGGTAGGATCACGGCAGGGTTGCTATGAAGGCTTTAGCGGCCTTAGCGGTCATTTTCACGCCATCAGCGTCTTGCAGTTCTGCGCCAGCCGTGACTGCCTTCTTAAACTCTGCGTAGTCTGTGTTGGCGGGGTCGAATGGGATGCAAGCGCCATCCAATAAACGCTGTATGCCGTTTATGTTTTGATTTAGATGTTTTGTTTGTTTATACATTTATAACTCCGCTGCAAATGTTAAAGAATCAGCAAAAAATCCTCCGTTTGTTGTGCTATTTGAAGTTCTATACCAAGATGCATAACTTGGGCCTGTTCCATTTAACAAAGAACCGGTGGTTGGAAAACCGCTTGCGGCCAAGTTAGTAGAAGTTAATGTTGGAGATGCTCGCATCACAACACCAAATGGCATACTTTGATAATAAGGAATACTGCTTGTACAATTTCCAGACCAAAGTCCATAAGCAAGTGTTTGATAATATCTTTGGCACAGAATAAACTCACGCCCATAATCCCTGCGCTCAAACGGTGTAGCAACAGAGCCTACTTCGAGTTGAACGCCTGTGATGTACCAAGTGGCTCCGTTGGTTCCAACTACACTAGTTGCGCCTGTGGCTGAGAAATACTGTGATCCTGCCCATGCGCCAGCGGTTCCACTGTATGTAGTTCCAACACCTAATCCAAAACGCAAACGAATACCAGTTCCAGTATCAGTTAGCCAAGTTCCACTTGTATCACCAGAAATTGTTACAGACTTTTGCTCCCAAGTATTTGCAACAGAAATTGAATAAGTAAAAGGATATGCCCTATTTTGGGCTGAATTTTGTAAAGCACCACCAAAAGTCCCAGTAAGACTAGACCTTACCCAAAAAGATAAAGTAACTGTTTTAGCATTTGCTGTACCCCAAGCAAGGTCTGCTACATTTGTACCTTCAATAAACTGTGAAACTACAAAATAATCGTTTGTTAAAACTGTATACGCAGAAGAAGAGGTTACTAAAGCGCTATTTACAAACCCTGTGGCGGCTGTTGTAGATTGTTGAATAGTAAATTTAGATGCAGCGCTTACTGCATAAGACCATCTGTCCAAAGTATAAACAGTACTTGCGGTTGTCGTAGTTGAAACACTCGCACCAGCGTTCCTCTGGTCAATCCTCATGTCACCATTGATGATGCGGTTGTATCCCGGCATATTAGATAAAGTTGGCGTGTAACCATTTACGGTAGCCGTTTCACCGCCAGACGCATCAAGAATTGCGTTCGTTTTGATCGTACTCATGCAAACTCCTTATAAGCCCATGTATAACCATGAGCAGTTTTTGCTTTGTTTAGACAACATTTTGTAATTCCGCTGCGGGTTCCGTCAATATCTCTAGCAGCATCAGCGACAGATAGATATTCTTTTTTATCTTCCAACCGCACTACTGTTTTGGGTGGCTTACCGCCGCCTTCTGGACGCTTACGACCATATAAAGGACTGTCTTTACCCTTTGGTTTTGCCGCACCACGCATCGCGCTTGGCTTGCCGTACATACCATTCTTTTCGCCAACCAACCTACCAATCATGTCTGGTCGAGTACCACCTTTATTTGGGTGTGGCTTTCCATAACGATGATTTGCTGAACCAGCACCGGCCCCTGTCATTCCATCCTCATCAATTAAGTTAGCCCACTCTTGGCTTTTAATGATGTTGTTCTGCCTACTAAAATCTAAAGCCGCTTTCATGCAACGCTCTTTGTCTTGGTAAAGCCCAAGAACTCCAACAGATACATCTCTGCCATGCGCTTTTAGATGGCGCTTCCAATGAAGCCCACTTCCTTTGTATTTGTGTAATTCATCCATTCTGGTTGTCTTACAAAAATACTTTAACCCCGTCTTGTTGTGAGTCATTACTAACAAAGCGGTATAAGGAAAACTCATTGCAAACTATCCGCAGTAGGGGTCATGCTATTTATCGTAGCCGTATTGCCACCACTAGCGTCTAAGATGTTGTTCGTGCGTACCGTACTCATTTTGGGAACCTCGCTTTGATTTCTGCAATGGTGTCTGCCCACACAGTTGTGCCATTCACTTTGTCCCAATATTGCATATCTAGTTGCTCGGCTAGAGATGGGTACGCCTCTGAACGATCACGCTGGTATTGCTTGGATTCATACTCGTCTTGCAGTTCTTGTGCCTTTTGCTCAACTTCTGCTTTGGTTGGAACTGACACCATAGAATCTAGCCATACAATGTTTTCATATACTTGTTCTCCCGTAATTCTCCAACGAACATTGGGCGCAAGAAGTAGGAGTGCCTTATCTAAAAATTTAATCATGCTGCCACCTCAAGAATTGTCAAAGTACAAGGGGAGTAAGCATCATACAAGCCATTTGCGTTACCCGGATTCCTTCCCACATAGGTAGTTCCGCTGCTGTTTGCCCCTAAGAATTGAATTTTGAATTGTCTTGTTGAGGAAGAAGATGCTGGCGTATAAAACACAACAGACGTTCTAGAATCTGTACCGTTAGCATTTCCATTACTGGGCGCTCCAAGCCCCCCGAAAGGCCCTCCAGACACTTTTTGTTGATTTGCTCCACCACTACCGACAGAACCAAGTATCACAGTAGAACCTGTTACATCAAAAATTCTATAAACAACATTGAATGTTGCTTGGTATTTAATATCAGCAAACACCAAAAATTTTGATGCGCTGTTTGATGGTGTAATTGTTATGTCCAACGATGAGTCTGTCCATGCCGCACTTGAATTTGATGTTCCATCATTTACAGACAACGCTTCTCCGGTTGTAAGTGTGTCAGTCCAAACATTTAAAATGCTTCCAGCAGGCAACTGTGAAGCCGCAATAGTTCCACCAGTAGTCAGGATAGTGCCAGTATTGTCAGGCAGCGTCAGCGTCCTATTTGTGTTGCTATTTGGGCTGGCAATAGTGAATATGCCAGTACCGCTTGCGTTGCCTTGTATTGATACGCTAGACATTATTGACCTCTACCCAGTTAGTTGTAGCCTCATCCCATGTGTACGGCTTACCATCATCAGGGTAAGCCACCGGAGCATCCCATAGGCAAGTATCTTCGTTAAGCATCCATGAGGCATAAGGCTGTGGCGGTATGAACGCATCCCGTACACGGTCATATGTGTAGCCAATCCCTGCATAGTTCTTACGCAATGGTGTGCCACCGTTAGCGTGTACGCCGCCATGTGTGTTGTAGGAAGTTTGAATCCACTCACCGGGAGAGGAATCGACAAAGGTAGTAAAGAACTCAGGCTCCGCAACAATCACTTGTGTCACGATGCCATCACAAACTTTTGCAAAGTGGCTCATGCTGTATATGTCCCTGAAGAGGTAAATGTGTGATAGGTATAACCGCCAGCAGAAGTGACTGTTCCGCCAGTTCCTCGTTGTGAACCAGAATACCGAATAATTACTATGCCGGAACCTCCAGCGCCGCCACTTGTTGATGCTGAATTATTTGCACCTCCTCCACCACCGCCACCACCTCTGTTTGCGGTTCCTGCGGTTCCATTTGCCGGGCCACCAGTATTTTGACCAAGGCCACCAGCACCCCCGCCACCATTGCCACCTTGTGATGCAACAGTTCCTACATAGTTTCCACCACCGCCACCTCCGGCGTAGAAAGTGCCAAGAGATTGCCAATTTGATCCAGCGCCCCCATTTGTTGCTTCTGATGAACTTATGTCTCCACCCGCCGCACTAGCACCTCCACCGCCGGCGCCAACACCATTTGTAGTGTTTGCATTACCTCCGCGATTTCCTTGCCCAGAAGTCCCAGAACCACCAGCACCATTGTAGTATGAACCTCCGCCACCAGAACCACCGCTTAAACCATCAACACTTCCACCAGAACCAGTAGTACCAGCAGCGCCGCCGCCGCCGCCCGTTGCAGTAGCAACAGAAACTATTGCTGAATTATTACCATTTGTACCTCTAGCATTGCTACCACTTGCACCGCCAGCCCCGCCAGATCCAATTGTTACCGTATAGGATGTTGATGGAGTAACAGTTAAAGAACTACTTAAATATCCACCTGCACCGCCTCCAGCAGCAGCATAAGTACCGCTGACACTACCACCACCGCCACCCCCGGCAACAACAAGATAATCAACCGAGTAAGTGTAAGTGCCCTGCGTTAATGGGTTCCAATCAGAGCCGCTATAAACCTCATAATCAGATTCTGTTGTGTTGTACCGAATCATCCCAACCGCAGGGGAACTAGGGCGTTCCGCCGTAGTGCCAACAGCAACTCCAAAAGCACCCGTTACGTTAGGTTGCGTTATGCCACTTGTGCCATCTAATACGATTGCCATGTTGTCTCCTTAAACCACAGTCCAGACGCTACCGCTAGAAACGGTCACGTTTGCACCACTATTAACAGTGATCGGGCCTGCCGACATTGCGTTATACCCTGATCCAATTGTGTAACTTGTAGCCACGTTTGCCTTATTGACGATCAAACCGTTATCTGCCGCAATGACCTGAGATGTAAGTTGTCCCGTACTTGGCTGGTAGACAATGCTTGCATTGCTGGTAAATACGTTAGAAACCGTGCCTGAGACTACGTTGGCAAGTAGCGGGTAGATGTTAGCGGCTGTCGCTGTATCGTTAGATACCGTAATCGAGCCGCCCCCGCCAGCAGACCAAGCCAGAGTTCCAGAACCATCGGTAGACAATACTTGCCCGTTGGTTCCATCTGCGGCTGGTAAAGTCCAAGTTACGTTTGCAGGTATTGAAGCCGCTGCCTTGAACGCTACATAGTTAGTACCGTTGTCCGTGTCCTCGTAGAGTTTGAGATCAGCGGCAGAAGCGGACGTACCGCTAATGTCTACCGAACCTACGAATATCGGAGCGCCAGCGTCACTGAGGGTCGCATTAGAGTTTTGCAGCAACTTACCAGTGGTCAGGTCAAACCTAGCAAAGGCGTTATCTGTAGAACTTGCTGGCCCCACTACGTCACCAGAGCCGCTACTACCGTTTGATGCCGAAGTTATTCGCCCTTGAGCATCAACAGTAATGTTTGTGTTTGTATAGGAGCCGGGACTTACGGCGGTATTTGCTAAATCAATTGTTCCACTAGTGGTAATTGTTCCGCCGTTTAATC